GACCTAACTTATTGTCGATAAGTTAGCCTCGTAAGAGGCCCGCCTAGGTCCCAAACTTTAATTGGATTTTGGCGTTTATTATACTATACTAATATAATATCACTATCGACTTTACGGACTAATTTTACAAATATCAGAGTATTAAACCGTGAGGTAAAGTTTAGTCATCTTACCTCGAAATAAAACCTATTCTACAAAAGCGAAAGACGAACAAAAAGACTAGCCTAATTATTTCATTTTTCTTACTTTTGTTTATTTCAAATTTATTGAAGGATTTTTACCCATTACTGGTTGTTAAACCTTCTCCTTTTCTACATATGCTAATTAGAGCATATAAATAGTAACTAATAAACATACCGATTAACGTTACGCCTATAAATACATCCCACCCGTCACAAACGTCACTTCGCACGACGCAATAGTGTACCGCTACTCTGATGGGTTTTTCTAAGTGCCTCATCGCCTTCTACAAAAGCTAACAATTAGCACCGCTAACAAACATGCGCAAATAAGTAGCGATAATTGTAACCCGTTTGAAAATTTGACACTGGCTGAACAACATAACATTTTTATAGTGCTCCGCAACAAAGCGTCAAGAGCAACATCCTAGCGATCCCGAAATTTGGAGAGAACTTATTACCACTGACTAGATGATTCGTTCGTAGTATGTCTGCTCCTTCAACTGCGGCCAGTCCGGCCTGAGTTAGCATCATGTATTTGTTAGTGCATTGATCACTTAAGTATCCAAGATATCTTTTGCTTCCCCTCTTTCCACGACACACTTCGAATAACTCCATCGACTTGATGACCTCCAGAACATCTTCCGAATGTCTAAGCAAACCTCTAGCTATGCCCACCAAACACCCCACTTGGTCATAAGCGAAGGCGGAGTCTATACTGTCAATGAGAATTGTTCTATGCAGCTCAGTCGTCGCTGTAGTAGCTACGTAAGCCTTCACGACGTTAACCTCAGCTTGCGGATCGTTTATCGCTGCCCAGCGCGTCGTATCATCAACGCTATTATACGCGTTAATCAAAGTGTAAAGTGCTGTCACGTCATTATTGTACGAGGCGGAAAGGATCTGCACAATAATAAACGATAGGTCCATGATGCTTTAACCCAGAGATGAGATTAGTAGGTGCTGTAGTACGTTTCCACCTCCTTGTCTACCTACGCAAACTAGCTTCAAGGAATCTACGCACCCCAATCCTCGATTCTCCCCAGACAAAATATACTTAACTTTCGCAACGTCGGATCCACAATCACCACTATAATAATACTTGCCTCTCCTTTTTCTTAAGCGGAAATTATCTTTAATTGATTTCGCTTCTTCCAACGCTGAAACAGAGGAGTCGGCGACGAGTATTAAGTCTCCGATAAAACTTCTGGCTGTTTCTATCGACATCTTACAGACTGTGTTAGTGATCAAAGCCTTCATGACTCGGCAGGAATTTTGCGAACCGCACCTGGCTACGAGAAAATTCTCTATACTTTCGCGAGAGTCTCTTAATACGGCACCCTCATCGGTGAAAGAGGCGTTGTAATAGTTTATAAGCGCCTCCTTTATAAGTATTAAAACCAAGTGATCGTTCGTTCTAAGCGACTTTGACAACCTTAAGATAAGATAGCGGAGCGAAAGCAACTTCATTTAAACCCTGGATAATCAGACGATAAAACGTAAGTATCTAGTATGTCTCTCCCCTTAAATTTCTCCTTGTTGCTCTCTTCCCACTTCAAATCATTCAATATCCCACACCACGCGCTATGGTCTTTATTAACTAACCACCTTACCTTTGCTTTGTTGTTGGTTAAGACATCAAAAAATATATCAGTGTCAGCCTGCCCGTCTCCTAAATATGTTTCTAGGTAACCGGCGCGTTGTATCTCGCTGATCTCGTTGATATCTTTACACATTTGCGAAAAGATATTGTAAACCCTGAAACTCGATCCTACATCGTTACTTATCATCTCACCTTCCTTATTAAAGACCGCGGAAAACAGTTTATAAGGACTTAGTATGAACGCTGAATTCGTCGAGTATTCTTTCATAACAGTGAATCCAGTGTCGGTGTCTCGAAACGACTTTACCGCGCAGTTATCGAATATATTGTCGTAGTGTAAGTCATAAGCTATCACTTTCAAACTACCAGTGTTTACGCCGGGATCACGGCGAACTGTAATTAAAACTGGTCTGAATTCCATCTTTAGATAATCAAATGCTTTCTAAGATGTTATACGTCTCCGAACCTTTACGCCTTAAATTAGCTGATTTAATCGCTATAGCGCAAGCCATTGCGTTAGCCTTCAACACGTCCGCCGGGTAATATCTGTTATCCAGTAGTGCGAAGTCGAAGCAGTACGGAGTGAACCTCTTCGGGACGCCGTGCTTAGCTAGGGCAGTACACGCTGGCTGAATTTTCTTCTCTATAAGTAGAGTAATAGTGGTGTGAGCAAAATACCTCATGAAGGATCGCACAGTGTTGGTTGGAGACGCACCGTATTTCCCTCCTAATATAGCTTCCCTTACTTCCGAATAACTTAAGTAGACTCTCTTTTGACCTAATTCGGTCTCCACCCTATACCCGTCTTTGACGCTTATATTCTTTACAGTAGAGTAGAGTACGAAAAGTTGTATCATGGCCACTATCATATTCCCCATATCTCGTGGTGTTTGACTCCCGCCTTTCGAAAGAACGAGTCTGCGTAGTCTTGCGTTTATCTGTAGAGCTTCCGTTATCGGCAAATACCGCTCATCGTAGATATCCGCTTCATTGATCGATAACACTGAGTCTGGAAAACATATCTTACCTTGCCCCCTAGTGTTGATCAATTCCGTTACGTCGGACGTTAAAGCCACTACATCCAGCTGCTCTGATGGACCTACACCTCCCGTAGACTCTGGTACGACAGGACTCGGTACTAACAACGACGTGTCGTCAATATTCAGCACATCCTCGATTCTTGCGTTGAACGATTTCTTCAAAGGTTTCAATAAGATATCCCTAAAGAAGATGCGCACTGGGGAAACTAACAGTGACCTTATACGCATTACACCCAGTTTCGAGTCTGAGAAACAACCAGGGTAGAGGTTCTGATCTACGGACACTATCTTTGTTATTTTGTAGATACGCGTCCAATTTTTGGGTAGACCACTAACGTCCGTTTGCGTATAAGTAGAATTAACAGTGGTCTGTGCTAACCCATCGACTACGTTCACTTGTATTACGTACGACGCCTCGTTCCAATTGTTCGACGTGTAGTTCTTACCAGTGGTGATCTCCACTCCTCTCCCACCTATGTATTTCCTACAGAAGATAACTTCCCGTCCTAAGTAGGGTTTGTTGTGACACACGCCGCACTCGAAGTAATCTCCCACGTCGTTCATCAGCATAAACGACGATGATACTGCGTCGCTTCCCATAAGACCTGAAGCTAACTTATTACTGGCTATCGATAACGTAACTGATAAGCTTTGAGTATTGGGAAAGTCTGCTCTTTGTATCAAATAAGCCCTCACATAACTATCTGGGCGAACGTATCCGGGAGGATCAGGAGGAGCTTCATCCGCTGACTTGAAAGAAAGATAGTCTTGTTTGTCTTTCAGCAACCGCGACTCATGAAAGTCTACATGTGTATAAGCTCCCATGAATTATCAATAAAAGGTAAATATTTCTAAATTTTTCACCAATTTATAGACATCGATCGTAGCTACTTCTTTTGCAATAGTTGGAAGACGTTGTGTAAGGTGTTATCGGCCGTTACCGTCTTGTTTCTAAACGCCTGCTGTCTAGCTAAATTCCATGCTAATATTGCGTCGTTGTTGAACAGATCGTACGTCGGACGAACGCAGTCTATCGTGTACGGAAAGAATTTCGGTGGTACTCCATGCTGTGCCATAACCTTCTCGTTCATCACTAGTTTACCATTCAGGGTCGCCGTGATGAAGGTTGGTGTGAAGTACGCTAGATACTGCCTTACCGGGTTTTCATAACCCGTCGAAGCAGCAGCTTGTTTAATGCAATCATATACCCACACCGCATATATCTTCTTTCCATCATCGGTTTCTATGTAGTCAAACTCTTTGAACTCCGTCGAAGACGATGTAAAGAACGTGCAAGCAATCTGCATCACGTACAAGAAGAATTCTGTCTTAGTTGCTGCGTCATCGGCGCCCATAACCTTCTTACACAGCTCCATCAATGCGGCATTAATCTTCATTGCCACCTCTACTGATACTTTCCCTGGCTCGTTAATAACTTTCGGTTTGTGGGTAACTCCCGCCAAGTCCAAAGCTATTCCCTTGCCCATAGTCTTCAAGAACTTGTCTGGATCTTTCTCGAAAACCAACTTATTTGGTGTGAGAGTCTCAGATTCCGGCACTACCCCTATATCGGTTTCCTGTGGTTCCGCCACTTGCGCTGGTGGCTGCCTAGGTGGCTCCTGCGCCGCTGTAGCCAAAGCTGCTGTGGCGAATACGTATTTTTCGGGCACTACGGCGATTCCCGTTAATTCCGCCTGTGTCCCGTCCTTAACGTACTTTAAGAAACTCGCCTTACTAAATTTTCCTTGTGCCGCATCCCCCACTCTAACTCTCAAATTATTTTCGGGGACGACTTCATATATCTGCCCTAATTTCAGTTCAAATGCCATCGCGTTCACTCAACAAAAACCACACACAGAGCAATTAAAAATTTTTATAAAACTAATACGAGAAACATCGTCGCATACTACACGCAGCTTTAAAGCTGGTGTGGTAGAGTAGTTCCGGTAACCTGGTTTTCGTTCGTCTTGATATAGTGTATAATGCTAGCGTGATCTGCGGTGTTGATCGTATTTCTCACCTTAGAAGTTATACAATCAGCCGTGTCATACGCTAACGTCCCGTCTACATAACTCAGCGTCTTCCAATTGTTCCTGCGAATGCCGTAATGTCGCCTAGCCAGACATGTGAGATCGCTATAGTACCTACATAATACACGTTGAGCGTTTATCCCGCGCTTTTCTGATATTCTAAAGGCACGATCTTCTACCCCCCGTAACGAAACCTTCTCGACTCTTCCCTTTATCCTCACATTGAGGAAATCCGGGCGTCTTTTAATCCTGGTAGCGTTTGTGCCGTAAATGGAGTAGTATACCAGTATAATTATTAAGGCCATCACTGGGGTCAATCTTAACTTATAGTTTTCCTCCATTAGACGGCGCACCAACTTCTCGGCGATCTCCGGGCATATCTTTCCCCCTTTACCTGTCGTCATCTCGTAACTTAACCTAGAGAAATAGGACGAAAGCTCGTGAAAGGGGTCGAATGACTCTATAGGCACACACGGTTTTAAGTCTTTAATACCCCCGGGTGTGTCCTTGTTGAAAAACAATCTTATGACCAGCTTGAGCGTAGCGATCACGTCATATACCCAAGCTACTCTTACGTCGTAGGAAAAATTTGCTGGTCGTCTCCGTACCAGCAGATATCCTAGCACGTCTTTTAACCACTGCTCACGAGCAGTCAGGGGTAACATCTTAACTAAGAAAGCCATAGAGTCGGTAGCGTATGCCGAAACTGTATCGGTTCTGGCCCTAGTTACTTCATCCGACAGCAATTCCTGCAAGTTCGTATAAAAATCTACGTAAGCGGATACCACCTTCGGTAAACTAACATGTGCTGATCCTCGTCTTTTCTTTATTTCCATAACTCTTAACGGCACGATCGTACTTTCTAAATTCTGCGTTACGTCCACATACTTCCCTACCTGAACCGACACTGCTCTGCAAAAGGCGGCGTCCGATGGCGATAGTCGTCGACTCGCTTCCATGATGTCATCCCTGTCTTTCTTTGGAAGATTGCTGTCCACAGAACGCGATGCATAAATCTTACCTTTAATTAGGGTCCTGAAAAACGCGCTTAAATCCTTAGATGACCTGACCCAATTCTCACAGTTTATTGGGTTAGAGAGCGTGGTAGTCAATCCGCCTTTCAACAAGAAATACGCGAAAGCATCTATCGTAGATTGCGAAGTCGACGTAAATCCACTAATCCTCGCAGCAGAGTTTTCCCAGACGACGGTGTACTTACTACCACGATTCGAAAAGGAGCGCCCTCCCGGTCCAATATATCCCTTATTCACTACCGAGAATACCTCGTCTCTAGCCTCGTTAGGGTTTAATATCCCCGTTACATAAATATATTTATCCATTCAAAATCGTGTCTGTATCTACGGCGGATTTTAAAAAATTTTCTTCTATCCTTAAATCCGAGAACCCCTTATCTTTGTTACCCAGGTTTCTCCTCGTGAAAGCCTTATCGTGCAAAATATTCAGTGTGGTCAAGTACTCTGGTATTGCCTTAGCCTCTAAATCTTCTCTCCCAGATTTATAGACCAATGAATCCAGTACGTTTGTTGTCCCGGGTACCAGATATTCATTCTTTACTTCCTCACCATTAACGATAACAGACACCGTTCCGTCCGTGGAGAGATTAAACTGCGCCACGTCGGTCTCTACTGGGTCTCCCCTACGTTTCGATACGCCCCGGAACGTCGGCTCATTTAGAAAAGCTCTGTTATTCTCCCCTTCAAATATACCGTATACCACATCTCCACCACCCACTGTGTATCTATGAGTATATGAACAGGGTATTGGACTACCTTTCGGGAAAATTACCACCGGCTGAAGACCCACTACCTCGTCCGTTAGCGTATTCGTTAAAGTGTCCACCAGTCTCAGTCCGCTATTACCTGCCAAAGTATCGCAGTAAACCTTAGCCCCACAAGCCACCGAACATCTAAAATCGGTACTGTCGAACACGACTTTAGATATCTGCGGCAAATTAGCCACATCACTCCTGACCTTAACTAGAGCACTTGACCCCCCAGTCATAACGGCAATAACCGGGTCTGGGTAAAAGTTGTCAAGACCAGTTTTGAATACTTCCACAGCCCTAGCGCTGAATGGTGCAACGATTGCGTCCAGTTCGTCGCTAGTCAAATCCACAACCTCCACACCCCCTTCTACGGGGATAAGGTGTTGCGTTATAGCGTTATTGTTAGACAAGTCTTCCTTCATCGAGGATACGAATATCCCTAACTTGGCATCAGACGCCTTTCCTTTGATCTTTTGTTTGATAACTTCCACGATAGCTCTATCAATATCTCTACCACCCAAGAAATTATCACCCACTGAAAAGATGACGCATAGTATATTTCCCTTCTTCTTAACGAATGAGACGTCGAAAGTCCCTCCCCCAAAATCAAAAACCGCTAATAATAGGTCTTCTACTCGCGACTTAGCTAAGGAATAGAGGGCTGCGGCCGTCGGTTCGTTAACAACACCTCTAACCGGTATACCAAGACCTTTTAGCGCCTCAACAACGAAGCTTCGTTTAAAGGAGTTATAGTCAGCCGGTACCGTTACAACAGCTGCTGTAACCGTCGTAGACGTATACCTTTCGCACTCCAGTATCAAGGCTCTCAAGAATAAACATATTACGTCAACGACCCTCAATAAGGTGTCTGGTCCGGAACCTAAACCTCCAATTAATAAGGCGCCTCCGCTGTCTATCTTCACGGTGTATGTAGGTTTTAATTTCTCGACGTAGCGTTCGACGTTATCCCTCGTCACACCTGCCCACCTTTTCGGGTTAACATACAACCTTCCCTCTACACCGTCACGATAAGCTTTCCCCGCAGCTTTACCAATTAAGTAAGTACTGCTACCTTCAGGTATAAAAATTTGGGTTTCAACGTAAACACTACCGGCCACAGGAGTACAACCGCTGACCCCAGATGGGGAAAAGCAGATTGTGCTGAAAGTGGTTCCAAAATCTATACCTACTTCCATATCTAACTAAAGGAGGAATCACACTGTCCTAAGACCTGTATTAATGGTGGAGCTTTGCTGTAACCTCGGGACGACGAACGTAAGAACCAGCAGCAGAATTATCACGAAGACAAAATCGACTACTAGCAACAGTATTGCCTGTTTAAAATCATCCATAAACAAATACGCCTACTTCAATATAAAATCACGATACTACCTTCGCTCAGCACGAAGGTCATTCGCGTGGCGCCTTCCCCGATTTCTCTTTTAAGGCGAACTCGTTCTATCCCAATCTCGCGCAAAAACCTATTTATGTCGCCACTAAACCTCGTCTAGCGCCGATGAACGCACTCAACGACGCCTACACGAAGGAAAATTCATAATTTGGACGTAGCGTCATATACGACAACACTAAGGAAAGAAGATAAACCTAAATAGAAGAAAAGAAACGCGCCGCCTGAAAGGCAAAAATAAAACAAAGAAACCTACATTAAAGGCTACACACAAAGAGGAAAAACCTCTGGCGTAGCGCCAAAGTAACCTACGTAATAATGTACATCTAAACTAACAAACAATAAAAAATAAAAGAATATCTAAAAAGAAATCCTAACTGTACGACATGCCTAAACTTAACTAAAGAGACCCTATTAAAACACGGGTCGCCTAACTACGGACGGTGGCGCCTTATCACGCCGCACCGCTTAGTGGCATGCTAACCCACCACTACTACAGGGAACGGGCCTCCCAGCCTATCTTAGGCTGCTGCCACTAAGCTATGGAGATGTTTCCCGACCCCGACGCTTTGGGCTCCATATTATGGTGCCTAATAAAGCCGTATCTTGCCCAGATACACCACGAGACGCCCTGCCGCCCCGCGCGTGGCTACGGCCCGAGTCACCGCCGCTGGTCCCCACGGTCAACTCGTTCAACCATGTCCTGCCTCAGCCCAACTGTACCTTCAGGACCTAGCACTTTCAGCGCTCCGTAGAGCCGGCTGCTAGTCACCTGACCGACGCTGCCCTAGGGCACTCGCCCAAATGCATGCACGTCTTACGCACAATGCCGCATGCACGACTTACATAGCAGCTACAGTCCTAAACCTAGTCGCTCCCGTCATCCCCCAAAGACACACTAAACTAGACTCCTGTACATCGCCTAAAAGGATATTTGGCACACTGAGACCAAATCCAACACTTCCAGCGCACCTTAAGTGCAGGCTGTTGGTCACCTGTTGGCCCCTATCCTACCTCGACACAAGGCTAAAAGTCGCGACACTTGGCGCGCTATAGCTGATGTGTCTCTTGTCCGTAAGATACGGGAGTTCAAACTCCCACATGTATGCTCCGACAAGAGTAGGAAGGGTAACCCGAGACTTAAAGAAAGACCCTCTACTGTACATGTTCCACCGGTCTTGTCCTCACGGTGTGAACAAAACAAAAAGTACACACAAATAAAAAATTTTGGTCTTTAATACCCACTTCGAGAAGGAGTGCCACCGGTATTAACTTCACGGATGGCACGCCTAAGAGAAGACGAAAAAATAAATAACTGAGATAAGTACGACGACCCTTCGGTATTAACCTCACGAAGAACCGAGGCACAGAAACACTATAGCGTGGCCAACGCGATTAACCCCTCTTTATCGAAAAGGCAAAACGAGAAGCTTTCCACCTTAAAATTCTTGCCTTCAAGGCCAGCAAGGAAAGCGACTCGGTCCTCTGAATAGGGCGCACATCGAGATTCACGCTATTGTGGTAATATAACCTACAGAACTGCGAAAAATTTGCACTTAAAACGTGCAAGACACACAAAGCCGAGTAGGTCCATCCCGAATGCTTATATTTCCGCGTCACCAGCTTAGCTAATTCCTGGATGACGTCCTCTCTATTGAAACCCTTCGAAAGATCGACGAAAGATTGAAAAATCTCATGTAAAAGGTCGATATCTGAAGTTTTGGAAGCTCCAAACTTAACGAAGAGTTTAAGTGGATCGGGAACAAAAAAGAGACTATCCTCGACTTGAACTAAAAACTTAGAACAAAAATATGGAGCAGCTTGGTTAAAAATCTTTACGTCAAAACCAAAATTATCGCTCAGAACCGACGTATCAATATCCAACGGCTGCCGACTAAATATAAGGCTATCATCACCGCTAACTACAATATAACTATAATCTAATCCCCTAAGTACTACGGACAACAAGGTGCACAAGACTAAACTATTTCCCAACCACGTGTTAGCACCACCACTGCGCCTCTGAGAGCCGACAGACAACACCAATTCCTTCGTCATCGTTCTCACGACGCTATCATACTCACCACAAAAGAAAGTAGACAAAACTTCTCTATCAACACCAAGTGTCAAGAGTATCAACTCCTCCACCTGCTTCATGAGAGCACTCTGAGATTTGTCGTACTTACTGATATCCAGTTCATAGGTGTAGTATTGCCGGATGTCCCCCAAATTGTTCCTCAATGCAGCCGCCAACTCCGCAGTGTCCATCCCGTGGTAGAAGAGCCACCTTTCGTCCACTACGTATTTTAAGCGCTCTACGCACGCAGTAAAAATGCAAGAAAAAAGCGCAGTTACGCACCTATCGTGGTAGACTATATTCTGCCCCGTTACGTACTTCGACAATGGCGTATTGTCCAACTTGGGTTTTACGTCTGCTTTCACCATGAGCGTATAAGAAGTCAACATAGACGGATGAAAGACAAACGAACCTAAAGCCCGCTTGAGAGACTTGTAAGCGTTAGGTGCCCTTTTGTCCAACCAATCTGATAACAACATCGTGTTGCTGGACAAATGGCTTTCCGTCACCTCTGCTAAACGAGCTTTGTTAACGACCTCCTCGAAGAAAATCTCCTTCAGTTCATGCGCCACAGAGTCGTCACAACCCACGTTACAACCGCGATCGGCGTTGAAATTCCTATTTTCAAACGTGACGAGGTTACACTTCAAGGTGTTGCGCTTTGGTAAACCTACGCTAGACCTAATAAAACTGTAAAACCTATCCTCTATTTTCGACGTAAAATGAGAAAAAGATTCAGAAATGCGCACATCTTCTATGAGGAAAGACTGATCTGAAGTTTCGAAATCATCCTCAAAGAAGTCATAGTCGAAAGCCGGACAACCGTCGAGTAAGTCCTCGAGAAACCCATTCACGGCTACAAAATGACTTGTTGGTATCTTCCGTACCAACTCCCCTTCGAAGGTCGGTCCAAAATTCATACGCTCATATACCTCGAAAGCAACCAGCCGGGGCGAACGTGTGAAGCAAAGCGTCGGATACTGATTGAGGTGACGCGTCGCTAATATATGTGCCGACCTTATCGTCCAACTTTGAGCTCAGAGCGGCATAAACCAGTGAGCGTGTGTGTCTCGACAAACCAACAAGTATATGCGGTTGTTTAGTGAATAGGGAGTCATCGGCTTTCTTCGTCCTAAACAATACCACATCACTGAATGTTTTTCCCTGTGCTTCATGCACTGTCATCACTGGTGTTTCTTTTCCTTTTCCCTTCAACGACCTCTTCATATCCGACTTCTCCAACTGGGTCATGCACAAGTACACGTCAGCGTTTATTTCAGCTACGTCATCAGTGGTTCCAATTGGCCTTTTGGACAGCGATCTTACTACTGGTTTGTCCTTACCGCTAACGACCTTTTCAGGGTAACACTTTTCCGTTCCCCTTACGGTCATTGAGGACAACAAGTAGCAAACATCTAACGGACACCTGTACGATTTAGAAGTGTATACAACGCTTTCCTTCTTTGGAACAAAAACAGCACAATCCATCCTAAACACCTTCTCCCTGTTTATGAATGGTATCTGATTTATGTCTCCAAAAAAGAGGCCTTCCGACGCGCCGGTTGCGAAGACGCCTAGTTGTAGTAAGCCTTGATGCATCATGTGCACCTCATCCACCAAAACCCTTTTATACATTCCCCTGACGATAAAGTTTACCACCCTGGAGTTAACTGTGGTAGCACTGTTGAGACCTTCCAAATTCGGATCTCTCTTCTTCACCGCCATATTTATGTCCTCAGAACTTCCCACATTAGCCGTAATGGTGGCTGTGCTATTGGGTGACTTAACGAATTCGTCCACTAACGTCGTCGTCTTACCGCCACCTGGGGGAGCATTATAGCACTTATATTCGAAGGACTTAAACGATTCGCCCACCATGCCGCATCGAGCGACTTTCAGTGCACCTATCAAATTAATGGCATCGTGGAAAACCAGTATATCGTCGCATACGAACAGATTGTCGCCCAAAGCTACCACCGCGTCGACATCTTTGCCCTTGGTAAAGATACCTTTTTCAGCTATGAGTACGTACGGTAGGTCTCTCACACGCAAGCCGTCTTGTGTTGAATGAAAAATGAGATCTGTGCCCGACTTGTAAACGTGAAAGCCCGGTAGTGATTCATAAACTTGATTAGGTACTTTCAGAACACCTTCGGCGGTAGTGACGGCAATATTTCTAGCCATAAGCAACGCCCTGTATGTCCTCTCAATGCCTATAGCCAGATACTTCAAGTACTCCACGACGGCATCTTCAGAGGTCCCGGTTTTAACCACTTCAAATGTCATTGGGGTGTAGTCAGGTTCAAGAGCCATCACTGGATTATCAGCCCTGAGCCACTCACACTTCCTAACGTAATCTTGTTCGCACCATATCGAGTATGTCGACCTCCCCTTGACTTCCCTACCACTTCCCTCAGATAGAGCCTTGCCCCCCGATTTTGGTGTGATTGTTCTGGTAGCACCTTGGCTCTGTGGTTGCTGGTTTGGAACACCTGGTGACTTCTCATCCGACACGCCGCCGGCTAACTGCAACATCCTGCCTACACCAAAGACGCGCCGAGTTGCCCTGAACGTCAAACTGATGCGCCCTTCGTCGATGGAGTTTACTGAATGCAAGTGCGTCCTTTGAAAACCGCAAGGCATAAGAAAATAGTCACCCGAAGCTACGTTTATGACCATGACCTTACCACCCTTCCTGCACTTAGTCGAGAAGTTTGCCTTCCCCACGAGATTGACCGTCAAGATAGGGTTATCTGATGGATAGCACTCCTCGTCATCAGCGTGGAATGGTACGCCTCCACCCATCTTGTACTTCTGCACTAAACAGTGGTCGAAGACGCTTGGGTACTTAATTGCCGTTAAGATATCCTCTAGGGCACGAGGCCACCCTGATGAAACATGGCTACCACCATTATAGGTATACCCCTCACCCAGCTTTGAGAAAAAGACCGCACTCCTCCCTTTCAAGTTATCGACAAAGGTAAATGCGTTTGAGAACCTGGTGGCGATAGTCGCTTCGTTGTACACATCCAGCTGCACACCGCAGGAACACGTTCTAAACATGCAAAGCTGTTTACCGGCCTTGCCTTCATTGATCGTCAAACTCCTCTGTTTGGGCTGCTCGACTTGTACCTGTTTTTTCTCAGCCACATGAGCGACGGCCTTGCCCTTGTCAATTATCTTCACACCACGAGTCGTAACACTTGGGGCGGGTTTCTCATCGACGATTGGCGTGGCGCCCGAAACAGTCGCCAATGGTACTTCTTGTTTCACTTCTTTCTGAGCATGTACCTCGGACTGGGTGACCTTTGGAATATCAGCCTGTGGCGAACTCACAAGACTGGACTGTACTGGCTCCCTGTCGCCTTCGTTGACCGCGGTTTGTGCTGTGTTACCATCTGCAGCTCTTCCCCTTTCTTGTGTCGGCGCCTCACCGACGACGCTTTCTGGGAGCAACCCTTTGCCGTCCACCTCAACCTCACGAGCCGTTTCCCCACTAGACTGTTGGTGAAAGACATCGTCGACACCTTTTTTCACACTTTCAACAAAAGCCATAGCGTCAGCGGTACCAGAACCCGACGGATCACCTTGTCTTTCCGCCACAGCTGCAGACGGGGCAACCTCTTCCTCGACATAAGTGTATTGCACGCTTCGAGGTGAATGGGTCTCTTCTTCACCAGTAACTTCCCCGTTGGTGCTAATCCCCACGTCGCGCACATTTGTGACAACATCATAGCTTGAGACACTAGAAGTGGATCCATCGTTATCGTCACCGGGAACCGCTTCATGCTGAGTCCCAGATGGACCAGCACCTTCGTCATAGTCAAAGTCCCGGTAATACCTAAGCGTCTCATCGTACACATTCCTCCCCTCTACCGGTGGGACGTAAGCAAGTTGAGGTATGGTGTCGTTAAGCAAGCCCCTTATGATCAAAGATACCCCTAGCGTAATAGGCAGTAACAATGAGCTGACACTCTTCCCTCGCCAAACAACCTCGGGAACAGCGCACCAATTATTGGAGAAGCCTCCAAACTTCCAAGTATTCGCGCTAGCCCTCGCCCCAAGCAATGTCCCTAAACCAAAGAAAAACATTAAGTGCCGTGGAAGAGCATGTGCCCAAATGCCTAACATACTGCAGCCGGAAATGGCGTATGAGGTAGAAAACGATAGCAACGCTAAGGGGACTTGACGTTTAGCTACGGTCGCCCTAGTGACGGTCACCGCCGACGAAAACCCTCTTCGCACGACTAAAGATCCACCGGATACTGTGCTAGAGGTTAAACCGCGTAAACCACCGGCGGCTTGTGAACTTAACGAGCTTAGAGTTTCGTAACTACTGCCCGCGTACCTTCTAGCGTTAGCCGCAATTCCGCGCCTATACTTCCATGCAATTGGGGCCGCACCCAAAGACGCCACGAATATCCCGATAAGCACCTTATTCCGCAATACGAAAGTGGTGAAGTCATTTAAGGAAACTTCACTCCAAAATTCTTTCGTTCCAGCTACGACCTTGCTCACAGCTACGCGCGACGTCTCCAGTATGCCCACCGGTGAGTTTATAGCATTCTCTGTGCGCACCAGAGCATCAAGCCTTTCATCTTCAGTTAAACCGCGGTCGTAGAATAGTGAACCTGTGGAAAAGAACGACGTAATGCCAGAAAAGGCCTTCGTCGCAGCCCCACGAGCTACCAAACCCTTAGAAACACTCGAAACCACGGTCGCTTTCGAACCGCCAAGAAGACCTGCCCTCGTACAGTGGACGTTAGAAACGTTCCCCATTATGAACGCATATACAGAATCTTCAGTAATTGGCAGGGGTTTTCCATCTTCTGTCTTCATTGCCTTCATGACCTTAATTGAATCTTCCACGATAGCCCTAGAGAAGACGCGCAAGCGACTATTCTTCAGTTTCCTACCGAAGGTCTCCTTCGAAATATCAAAGGCACCCCTGAGCTCCAACCTGTCTGAAGCTCCAGAAGTGCAAATGGTAACAACAACAGACCCAGGTACTTTACGGATGAACGCTCTGGGCATAGACATAAGCGTCTCCAAAACGTTGAAGTTATCGTGCACCATTGCCTTAGCATAGACGGAGACTGCGTTCGAAAAACAATCGCCTACGGTCTGAAAGAAGAGCTTGAAGACCCCGGCGAGACTCCCCTCACTGGCTTTTATAAAGTTATAGGAGCGAATACTCTTCGCCCTATCCTTAATCGCCTGAGCCATAACAGCGACAACTAAACCCCACATATCATCAGGAGAAATATCAACCTTGCTGTGGACAACGCGACTCCCTGTAATGACATGGGTCTTTTGCGACCTGACCGCCCCAACGGCATACTCAAACGTTCTATTCTCGAATGTCCCTATAGTGTTGAGCGCGTAGGAATAGATCCTGTCGACAAAGTCCGAATCGAGGACTATTGTCTTAAAGGACACACTAGAACCAGCTACAACAGGTATGAACACCAGCGATTTGCCCACGAACGACGGGACCAACGACCTATACGTAACCTCAGTTCCAGGTGACTTCTGAGCCCTACACATAGTGAGATGATGGTAACCACAACGGTATCCCTCATACTCTAGCTTAAACACGTTCCCGGACGAAGTGCGTACATAAGAAAAGGTGAAAAACCCGCTTACGTTAGAGAAGGAATGTTCATACATCTCACCACACTGACCAACATTGTAGGCCAGGTAATCACCTTCCCTCTTCACCAACGTATCGAGTTCTTCCAAGTAAACTTCACCGTTACCGTACAACAACTCCACGGGGAACATAAGAGCTATGTCGAAAACCAGCGCACCCTTCTTATCCATAGCCTCTGCTACCTGCTGCGGGGATATATCGTACACATCCACCATAAAACCCGCATCGGCTCTAGAATCGCAGTTCTGCGATTCTCGACTACAGTAAGACACAGACTTTGAAGCCGCTTCAGTTAGAAGGTCACTGGACACGTACGAATCTCCCCCAGCTGTGGAAAGAAAGAGGATCTCATTGATTCTCCGCTTCACATCTTTAACGTCTAGGACTGGATTGCATACATGACAGTTCACATGGCCAGCTTTGACATGATACGTGAAGCTCCCCCCAATATCGAAGAAGCACACATTACCACACCTCCTGGAAAAGATTCCATTGAAACAGCTCCGCATGGCATTAGCGAATGGGTGACTACTCCTGACCGAGTCGGAGAACTGTATCGAAAGCTCTGGAAAGAGTTCCCTCAGCTTCTCCCTTTCCCGCGGCTTCAGAAACACATCGCACCTATGTGAGGGTTTTTCGCGAATCATTGCGTCCCTTTGAGAAAACATATCGCACAATTTCGTGTCCAAATGGGAAAGCAATGCCGATTGGTCCCTTAATACCAGTCTATTGGTGATACTCGAAACGACCGATGAATAGACCTCCTCTTGATTAAGGGCATTGGCGACGGAGGCCAAGATCTCCCCTCCCAACCGTGTCCTATCGCCAGCGACGATAGCGGTTTTTGGGACATTGGGGAGATAGACGTCTCCGCCCTTCCACCCAAAGGTACGCTCTTCATTGAGTGATGGCATGTGTAGTATGTTCGTGCCCGCAAACCTAATGACCTTTAACGATCTAAAGCCAAGGTGCATCAAGAAACCTATCGAAAAGGAAGATGAGAAGCAACGACGTCTGTAAATTTCTCCCCTCAGCCTCTCATTGTTAAACCAACACCACCCTTTGGTGGTGCATACAAACGCCCTTTCGCGCATACTCCACAACTCAATGCGCGGCAAGGCAACATCACACCCTGGGGCTGTATTCACGATGAAGTCCTCGATCGTAGCCCTACCCCGCACAATAGGGAAGAATTTAACAGCTCTATCTTTGACGTAAAAATACCCTCTCCTACGAGAGGCTTCATCCCAGATTTTAGCCCAAACGAACGTGTTCTTTACATCAATAGGAACATTAAGGGCCCTGTTAAACAATTTCCCTTTCCGCAAGATGACAGCGTCGCTCTCATCACCCCCACCTTTACTGAAGAAAAGGCCAAACGTCAAGGCGGCCTTCTCCTCCAACGACTGTTGTGGGACTGATTGCGCTGGCTCCAGTGCTTCCTGTTTTTTAGGAAGTGGTACGTGGACGCCAACAGCTGTTGGCTTAACAGCCCAATGTGACGCTTGCCGTTTGGGCTTCTGCTCATCTTGCTTAACAGCCGGTTTAGGCTGCTCGCGCTTGACGGGGGCATACGGCACTACCCGGTGGTAGTGTACGACAAGTAATGCATTAGAAACAGCTTCGAATACGACGTCGAAATCAGACACGTCGGAAGTTGCGGAAGTTGAGGTCCTTGCCTCCATCAAGACCTTCTTACCATCCCCTCTCAGCGCGCTGACTGAGCCGCTGACAACAGCGTACTGCCGTGCAAACCCTTTAACTGGTGGGGGGACAAACGTACGCTTCACCCCTTTGGTGAGCTTTCCAATGTAAATCATAGCTGCGCACCTGGGTGTGAAGTCCGACAACTTCACGTTCCCTATGAACTTCATGGTGGTTAGGAAAGCTCCTACATCACCATTGGCCTTGTTGTACCTAACGTACTCCAAGGTGTTATTAACGTGAGGAAAGGAGAAAACGCGCAATGGGCGAATGTAGTCCATAGCGAAACTTAAAAACTTAAAAGGAGAGGAAATAGAAATAATGGTTTACGAAGGACGACGGAAGAAGAAGGGCAAACTTCCCTCAAACAGCAGGAAAATTTAAAACTAGAAAAAGAAAGAAGTTGAATCTTAGGTAGAAATTCCTAGGTGTTACTTAG